TGGTGGCATGATGGGAAGTGCAGCTTATTTGCTTGGCTCAACGGCCAGAAAAGTTCACTCAACTAAGATGGCTACTGTTGGTTCGATTGGTGTGATAACCATTCATAAAGAATACACAGAGATGTTGAAAAAAGATGGTGTCCAAGTCAACATCATCCGTTCAGGAAAATATAAAGCGTTAATTAATCCTTATGAAAAATTAACGGATGAAGCAAAAGCTGAGATGCAAGAATACTCAGACAAGCTTTATGGAAAATTCATTTCTCATGTTGCGCTGATGCGAAATGTGGGAATGGACGAGGTCGATAATAACATGGCCCAAGGACGAGAGTTCTTAGGTGAGGACGCTTTTAAGGCTGGATTAGTTGACAATTTGACCAGCATTGATAAGCTTGTTATCGAATTACATGAGCAGAACGAAGCGGCTTCTCGCAGAGCAGCAAATTCAGCTTTAGGCAATCCCACGATAGGTGATGATGATATGGCTAAG